TGACCTGTTGTCGACTCTCAAGAACAAGCGCTATAACTTTGCCGATATTGGCGTTCACCGTATTAGTTTGACTATGATGTTTGATGAGGCTGATAAGAACATCAAGCTTATTAGCCAGTGCCTCAAAGACATTGACCCGTTACTGTCAGATATTGATGGTCAAAAGAAGGACGATGTGATTCGGGATATTCACTTTGTGACTGCTACACCATTCAAGGACTTCTGGAAGTTGCTTGGTCGTTGTGGAATCAAGAAGCTGACAAACATTAACGGAGCGCTGCGCTCCATGGACGAACACAGCAAGCTTCACACTGATTACAAGGTCCTGATGGAGGACTACAGGTGGCTGTCAGAGCATCGTCTCAATACGTCCCTTAATGACATGACGGAGGACACGCAGGACTATGTGAGCAAGGTATTGCCTGTTGCTTCTGGACCCGTAACAGTGTTTGCACCCAGTGACATGTACATTGCTTCCCACTTATCAATGAAGACAATGCTAAATGGGCGTGGCTACGTGGTCTTTATGGATAACAGTAAGCACAAGGGCTTTTACGACTGTTACGGTGTGTTCACTTCAATCGACGATTTCAATAGGACGCACAGTGTTACCGGTGAACTCTACAATACCCTGGTCAAGTGGCGCACCTTGAATCCTCAGACACCGTTGGCGCTTACTGGCTACTTGAATGTTGTTCGCGGAATTACCTTTAACACCATCGGCTTCAACTTCACTGACATTATTGTTTCCGCTTACCACAAGAAGGATTTGGCTTCGCTAATCCAGCTTCTGGGACGCGCAAATGGTGGCAAGATGTATGTCGGTACGATGAATGTGATATGCCCGCAAGAGGTTTGGAAAGCAGCCGACGAATACATCACGCTTATGAGTGAACTGCATAACGCGAATCCTGATGAGTTTGAGCCATCGGACTTCCGCCCTCAGAACAAGCGTGACCTACAGGAGCCAGCATGGACTGTACCGATTATTGTTGATATTGGCGCAACTGATTACTTAGCCAATATTAAGTACAAGAAGAATAAGGCTGGTCAGGATGGCACACAGTGGGACAAGGAGGCAATCTATGATATAATTGCGAAGACTCAACCTGAACTGGCTATTACACTTAAGAAATCTAAATGCTTCCAGTGCACTGAGCCTACGGCTGATGATACCTATAAGAAGTACGTAACTGACTTTGCGTCCAAGGCGCTGAAGGCTGAGAAATTCAATATGGGTATTCACAAGAGCAATAAGGATAAAGATGGGTTTCAGATGTTTCTTGACAAGATAAACTGGCGTATAATCGTCAGCATTTACAATGGCACCAAAATTGCTGTACCGGCTAAAAACGTAATTGTTCCTTGAATAATTTGTTCATATTATACATTTTTTGCATCATATGAAAATAATAGTATTTTGATTTACTGAGGTCCAAGTCCCTGGTGTGAGTCGCTGGTCCACCAGTCGTCCGTCTGGTAGAAGGGTAAGTTCTGGCTGAATTGAAGAGCGTTGGGCATAGATGCGCTCCATGTCATGTCCAGCATAGCGTTATCGTCTACAGGCTCCTTCTTCTTGACATAGACCTTCTTGTTGGGTCCCTCTCTTAGAAGCTTATCAATCTGGGTGTAGTTCAACGCAAACGCGTAGTACTTTACGCGACTTACGTAGCCTCTCATGGCGCCAACAACCTTGAGGGCGTTTGTACCTGTTTTTACGCCCTGGTCCGCACTTGTATTTGTTGTTGTTGTATTGATAGCAAATGATGGACCACCGCTTTCGTTCTTACCAACTGAGCAAGAGCCGCTCTCAGAAACACCTACTGTGCTGCCACTCAATAAGAAGAAATCGCTGAAGTTGAGCTTAGGCACATCAGTGAACTTAAATCTGTTTGCCAGGTTACCGTTGATATACACGTCTAAGGCATTGCCCTTTAACATAACGACCAAGTGGAACCACTTGTTTAAGGGAATATTAGGTACATCCACATATCTGTTCCAGTTGAGTGTGGAGTTCTGATATACACGAAGCACGTTTGTGTCCGCCTTAAAGAAGACACCGGGTGACATTAAAGGGTAGATTGAAGGGCTACCCTTGTGGAACACATGGCGAAAGACGTTTTGCTCACCTGTGAAGTTGTCTGAAGATACGTTGATAAAGCATGAATATGAGTACTCTGCACCGTTACGCTCATCCTTGGAAGGCTCCAGAATGGGAAAGCATGAGCTAGGATTTTGTACGAATCTTTGGCTGCTATTATACGTTAAGGGGTAAACCTCAACCGCCATTTGTTGGTATTTCTTCAGTTGATTGAAGTTAGATTCCAGCAATTGCATTGTTAAGGAAAATACCAGCACAATTACAAATGTCTCAATCAACTGACTGCCAATAGTTACATTTGACCCCTCACCTGGCGCGATTGAATTAGCACCACCACGCATAGAGCTCAACATAGGAGCAAATGATTCGCGAAGGAATCTTAACTTGTTTGATGTAAACATGCTACCGCTGTTGCTGCCTGATGACATCCCTCTATCGTTTAGAACTATTTATTTGTTGCGTTTAGAAACATCAAATAAATATAATATTTATATGATGTTATAAATCCGGGATTAAGCAGTTCTTTACTTGTCATTACTACCTGCATTTGCTGACAGTCCCATGCGTGCACCTAACCAGCCTAAGAAACCAAACTTAGCGTCCATGCCTGTTGTTTCAGCAGGTCCATTTTGGTAAATCTCATAGAGTGCGCCGGGGGTCAGCGCATATCCGAATACACGTGTTGTGCTTACGTTACCGCCCCAGCCTGTGAACTGTCCTACAGTCAAGAAGTTAGAGCCTTTTTCTACAGTGGGAATACCCGCTGTTACGCAGCTGCGCGCCAGCTTACCGTCGACGTAGACATCAATGACACGTCCATTTACAACTACCGCCAAGCAAATCCACTTCTGGAGGTCTATGTCCTGGATGTCGCAGATAGGGAAACCAACAGAGTTGTCAAAGGCACCCATGCCAACTGAGCCACTGAACAGATTTTCAAGATTGGACTTGACTGTGAAATCAGGACCCTGCTGCGCAGGCGCGTTGGCGGCGGTGGTCGTATCTTGGAATACACGAATCATCATCTTGTTCTCATTGGGGTACAGCGCACCCAACATTGTGATGTGCTCAGGTCTGCCATTGCCGGGTTTTCCGTCAGATGCAAGTGTGAAAACGTGCTTCACCTGTCCCGCCTTGTAGTCCCAGTTAGAAATATATATCCAGGTTTGAAATGTGTATTCGCCACCCGTTTCAATTGCAATATTCTTCTTCAACTTATGTTGCTCCTGAAGACCCGTTGCAGACATTGTTTGCTTAATTAGAACCTGCTCATGGATATCGGGAGGGGGAAACAACACAACGTAGACTGTGTAGAAGACAATAGCGGCGACCAAAAGGTACACCACTAACATAATTTGACTCTTGTATTGACTTGCCATTGCGGAAACTTGGGCAAATTTAGCCTTGGCGGCATTCATACTTACTGCAGGTGCACTCATGCTTTTCTACTTTTTAGTAGTTGAATTTTATCCAGGGCTTAGTCCTAAAACTTATGAAATAGGTTTTCATAAGTTTTAGTATGTTAGCGTTAGATGTAATACCGGGATTTAACTAAGCATATTCATAGTTAACATATGTAAGAGCATCATCCTGTCCGTGTAATGTGTCATTACAATATGGACCTATGCAAAAGTTTGTGAAACGATACCAAAGGAATGGATTGGAAAATAATGCGTCTTCCCTCAGAACAGGAAATGGTGGCACACCCTGTGCGTCAGTATTTGATTTATAATTTTCGACTATTTCAGCCTCTTTGAGTCTTTTCGGCCAGCCCTGTACTAGAGCTACTGTGGCAAACATTTCAGGGTTCATGTTGATTTTAGGTTTGCCGGGACGCGTCGCAATAACGTTTTGTAAAGCAACTGACTTTAGTAACATACCATTTTGATAAATATCCGCAGTACGACCCTCTATCGTAATCATAATTTGATGCCATTTCTGGTTTTTGAGTGTTGGTAATACGACCTTGTAATTTGCCGATTTGTAACTGCGGAATTCAATAGACAAAGATTCGTGGAAAGGGTCGACATAGATATCATATACACCGGGAAGTGATAATACTAGTTGGTAGGGTTTGTAATCACTTTTAAGATTCTCTCCTCTTACGCCCTCTATTGACGAATAGTCAATAGTTATGAAAAATCCAAAGGTGAATGTTTCTGACAAGAATTTTGTGGCTTCTTTTTCTGTAAATAAATCAATTATGCCATTTGTTTGCATCATTACCATGGTCTTTTCATCATATTTTTCAGAGTCTTTTGAATAATCGGGCTTTAATTTCCATATTCCTCTGAGTTCTGCGTTTGAAACGCCAACATAGAAATAGTATATGATTAGGACTATCAGCCAGATTGCTAAATAAATAAGGAATGCGGCAACTAATGGACCATATCTGAAGCTCGCTTTCGGGTCATTATTCTCAAAAAATTTGGGGTAAAAATAGAATAGTACAACCAACCAGGCGCCAGCCCACCATAGAGCCCAAAAAATTGTTTTCCAAGTACTTGCAAGCATATTGCTCTTCCCTAACGTCTTATACTAAAATTAAGTGCACCTTTTTGGTGCATTTAAGTTAAGTATTTTTGGCAACTAAACGTGCTCTAGGCTTATTGAGCCGCTTATTGTTTCTGAACCTATAGATACTTCACCGCACTTGCTTAGGTTTAAGATAGGTAAGGCGCCAGACAATACAAGCTCCCATGTTTCCTTCTTGACCTTAATCTTCTTGCCGCATAGTTTCATCAAATCGAACGTATTAAGTGCGCCATCCCACAGTGTCAAATTCTGGACTATTGCCTGCGATGTTGCAAAACCACTTCTACCATACCACTCATTTGGCATACCACGTGGCATTCCATGTAATAGTTTAGTTCCAGCAAGGCGACAATTTACATAGACTTCTAGAACCTTGCCATTTAATGTCAAGTGCAAATAAAATGGTATATTTAGCGGTAAGTCATTGACGCGTATAGATTCTCTGAATGAGTGGTTCACGTTACTATAAATCGGGTCTACTGGGTCGGTGTCAACATAAATAATCAAATCGTTTGTAAAACGGTCAATGAATATTCCTGGTGCCATTTCTGACGGTAAACCATCGGCAAGACCACCCGCTCCTATGGGAGATGAACCGGGGGTATTTGGAGCAAATAATACTAAATCTTCAGAACCTCTGTGTAATAGATGTCTATATGGACTTGATGCGCTTGGAGCTCTGCTGTTAAAAATAACGATTTCTACACCTAGAGTCATTGCATTACAATTCTTGGGTTGCCATTCCTCCTGATTTACACGAAGGTTGCGTGGGTCTATCGGGTTATCTGCTGTAAATGGATTCCAAAATGTCTTATTTACTGGAATCTTACCTTGGTTATCGGTAGGTAGGGTTGTTGTTGCATCAGACCATTGGCTTCGCACCAAAATAAACAATATAGATATAAATATCATTCCTGCGATAAAAAATATAATACTGTTTGTTGCTATGTTCGGGAGTGATGGCGTTCCAGCTAACAGACCTTTTAGCGAAAAACCCGTCTTGATGAAGTAGATTAGCCACAAGATACCTAAAATAATCGCGACTATAGATGCTACGATTATATAATACATAATCATGTACGTTTGACTGTGCGTCACCTTGAAAGAATCGAGCAAACGATCCATTATAGCCCTACAAATGGTTTTGTTTTTGTTTTTGTCTAGGGCTTGCTGCGTACTAACACAAAAAATTGAACATATATTATGATATAAATAGATGTCAAAGCAAAAGCGAAATGAGCAACACACCTATTCCTGTTTATACGAATCACGTGTCGGCTGCAATGATGGCTGAGCAGTCAAAGAAGGCGACTGCGGAGGGAATGCGTCAGTTGGCGGCAGCAATGGCTGAGCGCAAGGCGAATCCTGTTCTTAATCCGGAGGATGAGACGGACTCTGAGATGGACTATGATTCTGACGCCGATTCCATTCTAAGGGCGCGGAAGCGCAGTCGGCACCAGCCCAAGGTCATTCACGTCAATGGCGGCGGCAATAAGGTCCTTGAGGACCGCGTGCGCTTTCTGCAACTGGACCTTACAAACGCCCTGGTTGATGTGGAGGATGCCAAGACCGCTGCAGATAAGGTCAAGGGGCAGCTGGCGCCTATCCAGCGGGTCAATGATGAGCTTGGCTTTCTCAAGTCCGCTATGTTGCGCGGCATCAAGGATTCAGGCAACCTTTCTAAGGTAATGCTGGAGGCGCGCGTCAAGTTCTTTATGGAGGAGACTACGGAGCACAGTGCTCTGTGCCTTGCATCGCTGAACAAGATTGACATGGAGGAGGTCAAGGCGGGCTTGATGCGCGTTCTGGTTGCTGAGAAGAAGAAGCTGGTAAATATGGAGAAGAACTACAAGTACCTCATCTTTCGGGCACATGTTCTGGAGGTCGGTCAGAAGGTGACCGTCTACAGTTCGGTGACCATTGTGGCTCTGGCAATCATGTACCAGCTCGTCATCTGCTATTTCCTGTCCAGCTGCTAAACTCATTTGGGCTTGTTCAACAGAAAATATAAATCTAATCCTTTAGCCTTTCGGCTACAGTTTTTTTACCATGGCAGTTGCGGCAGAGCGCTATCAAATTGGCTTCTGAGTTTGAGCCTCCCTTGTATAAGGCGACCACATGGTCAACTTCATATGAGGCATCCAATATATTTTTGCAGTGTCCACAGGTCCACTTTTGTGTGGCAGCAACCTGTTTTTTTAACAGCTGGCTGACTTTTCTGACCTCCCGCATTTCGGGATTTACTTTTGTTGCGATTTTACTGATTTGGGCGCTCATAAAATCGTCCGACTTTAGAAAGAACCCCTTAGTGAACTCTAATGCGACTGCAAAGTCTTCGGGCGACTTATAATAACTGTAAAATAGATAGCCGCATATCAAAACGCCGCCAATAACTCTAGCATATGAATATGCTATTTGCATTGGACCTTTCAAATATCCGTCATATATGACAAATACGAATAAAATGGCTACAAAAAGCAATTCTAGCTTCATTTACTGGCTTTCCTTATGCCTTCTTGATATAAATAATACGCGCCAACAGACGCTATTAACGTTGCCCCAGTGCCAAGAAGAATAGTATCAAATATGCTGAATTTAGATAAGTCAAAAGCGGCTTCCAGATTTGGTTTATTATTCTCATGAAATGAAGGCGGGACCGCCTTTTTAGCTTTTTCCAGATTTTGCATGGATTCAATAAATTCTTCAAATGTAAATTCGCGCTTGCCCAACTCTACGTTAATCTTATTGTGCATGTTCCAAACCCACATTACTAGTGTCATTCTTGACTCTAGGGCTTCGTCAAGCGGTAGCTCTTTTAAGTTTTCTTCATAATGGTGTCTGCAAATCGGGCATGGCAATACATCAACAAATGATTCGTAAAAATTTCTCATATTCTTTTTTTGTCTTTCGGTAGGTTCATCACTATACGCTAAGGAGGCTATGTGCATTGTTGACCAAAAAATCGGTCCCCAAATCTGTGGGGGCATACGTATAGGCTTTGCGCTTGCAGTAGCTGCTGCTGATGCCGGGGTCAGGTCTTTATCTGTAACCTTTTTCTGCTCTTTTGACATTCCCTTACTATAACATTTCCAAAAATGAAACCTAAACACAACGAGCCAGGATTTTATAGTGCGCCAATGTTAAGACCCAATACAACAATAATTCACTGTAGTAATTGCAATAAGCTAGGTCATTATTTTCGCGAATGCAAAGAGCCTATCACATCATACGGAATAATCGCCTTTCGCGTTAAGCAGCCATCTAGCTCAATAGAACCTGCAGTTCTTAATGGCATAGCTAAACCTGATACAATAAATGGGCTAGATGATAAACAAATTGAGTTTTTAATGATACAACGCAAGGATACCTTGGGCTATGTTGAATTTATGCGTGGAAAGTACAGCGTCGGAAATCCAGATTACATTCAATCGCTTTTTAACCAAATGACGCATAATGAATTGGAACGACTTGAGAAATACGATTTTGAGACATTGTGGAACTCACTGTGGAATAATCAAATATCACGGACATATAAACAAGAATACGACAACGCCTTTGCAAAGTACACTGTGTTAAAAGATGGTCTAGAGGAGGCGCTTGGTAAAACACTTGACTACTATATTACACATGCAAACAAGGAATGGATAACACCAGAATGGGGCTTCCCTAAGGGGCGCCGCGGCAACAGAGAATCTGAAATTACGTGCGCCATTCGTGAATTTAGTGAAGAAACTGGATTGGATGAATCTCAGTGCATTTTAGTTAAGAATTTATTACCGATTGAGGAGAATTTTCTTGGTGGTAATCGCGTTCAATATAGACACAGGTACTATTTAGCATACTGCAAACAGTCCACAGAAGTACAAATTGATTCTACTAATACAATTATGAATAGGGAAATTGGTGATATTGGCTGGTATAATTATGAGAGCGCTATGGAACTTATTAGACCGTACAATATTGAGAAGCGACAGATATTATCGGTAGCAAATGAAATTCTGTCAAACTATGTAATATTACCTGGACGTGAGTACCTGAAACTTACAAGTTCATCTAATTCACTTAAAAAAGTAAGTCCCTTTCAAATAGTAGAGAGGCATGGCTCAGGAACAAACCGAAGTAATACGATTGTCAACAGATGACAAGCCGATTATTCGCGTCGATAAGACCACGAAAGGTATTATAAGTAAGAAAACCGATAAAGAAATTATTGAAAAGTGGTTTCTTGGAACAAAATACAGTCCTGCTGAGCGCGATGCCATCATTCAAATCATGGAAGATAAGGGCATTTATCCAGAGACCTGGGCTCATGATAGGGAATTAAAATCTGGTCTTTACCCCGACATTAGAGACCCTAATTTCAGTGAACAGCTTTATAACAAACAAGAATTCTACGAAGCGCGAGCCGCTGCCATTTCTGCTCTTGAAGGAACGGACCCTTGCAATGCCAGCGTTGACAATATTTTTGAAGTTAGCCCTATTCAACGGCTTGTATCCCGCTTCTTAAACCCAGCTACGCCCTACAACGGTCTTTTACTCTACCATGGCGTCGGTGTTGGCAAAACGTGTAGCGCAATTCGTGTTGCTGAGGAGTTTTTACATGCCGCACCCTTTTCACGCGTATTTATTATTGTACCTCAAGCAATTACTGCCGGCTTTAAACGTACTATTTTTGACCCCAGTCGCCTTAAAAAAGTCAATGGCAAATGGTCGTCTGAACAGTGCACGGGTATGGTATATCCAAATTTAGCCACGCAAGAGCTAATGAAAACAGCTAAACCAGGGCAGGAGTTTTCAGTTGAGGACATAAGTAACGCAGCGGATAAGAAAATTCGTGACAGATACTTTCGCTTCGGTTACTTACAATTTGCCAACTGGATACTTAAACAACTAGAAAAAATCCCGTCACATTTGACTGGATTGGAGCGCGAAAGTGTTGAAAATGATATGATATCCAAGATTTTTTCAGACAAACTTATTATTATTGATGAGGCGCATAATTTGCGTGATACAAGTGGTGGAT